GGGGTGCTTGCATTAAAAATGTTATCTGGTCCTGCGACATCGCTCCATAACCTTGTTGGTGAAACCAAAGGAAAGCGAATATCATAACTTGTCGTTCCGTCCGTTAATCTGTTATAAACTTGCGTTCCAGTATAAGTAAAACCAATACTTGAATAATCTAAATTAGCTAATATATCTTCGCCAAACCTATCTTTTAACGAAGTCAACGCACCGAAGAAATTAAGCGAATAACTTACTACTTGTCCGTCTTTAATAACCGCCTCATTCAGTTGTATTTTACCAACTCTAAACGGCATCGTTTCGATTTCTATAAATGCGTCACGTCTTAAATTTTGGTCGATAGTTGGCACAACATCGCTTTCGTACCAATGCTGAAAAATAGCGTTGTTTCGTGGTGATGCTGGTACTAAAAACGATTGTGAAAAGTCGCTGAATACCTTGCTAATATCTTGAACGTTTGCGACGGATGAATTAACCGTTACAATTTCGTCTTTGAATAAATCAACTTCAACCCCCTCAATAAACAGTTGCAACTTCGTCATAAGCGTATTCAAAATCTAATGTATAGTTCAAGTCTTTCTTGTTTACTATTTTAAATAAGTCGGCATCGTTTGTCAATATTTTAGCAGGTAAATTATTAACCATAATTCTTTCCGATAACATAAGCTGTTCAATGATAAACTTAAAGTTCTCATCTACGCTTCCAGAATTTACGGTTATTTTCCTGCGTGCGTTTCGGTTCATTTGCCTTGTTTGACCGTCTGAAACAGTCCATTGATTTACCGTTGGAACGGCTGTAAGGAAATTATAATCTTCGCTTGTTGTTGTGATTTTATCAATCGATGCTTTAAAGAAAAAAACTCGTTGCCACCCTCCTAATTTGTTTATAAAATCAATCGTTACGGGTGTGTAACGGCATTCTGCTAATGGCTTGAAAGTGAACGATTGAAGCAACACATCGGACGGGCTGTAAAATTCAACTATATTGCCACCGAAATAGTAGTTTGTATTTGGAAAACTTGGACTTTGCCAAACACAAGGCAAATCGCAATAACGTTGATTTACTGCATCTATGTTTGTTGTTTGTGTTAGTGCTGGATTTGCTAAAGAAACATATTTTACGTACGCTGAAATTCCAATAAAAGCTGTGAAATAACCAGGGGATAAAAGTCCACTTGGAACACTTGCTGAACTTGTTTGAGGGTAATAAAAAACCATTCCACTTGGGTATTGAAACAAGGGAAACGCACTATTGTAAGTTGTTACTTCATTATTCCACGGTAAAACTGCTAAACCTCCACTATCAGTATAGGCTCTATATCCGTCAAACGAACGATAAGTTCTTGTATCTAATAAAGTGTAAGTTCCTGAAACGTTTTTATATCGCTTAATTTGAATGTATGCACTCGCACCACTTGGAGTTAACGTTGCAGGACTTGTTAACGTTCTAATGTTTTGGTAAGTGTTACTAATAAATTCACGAACAAACGGTGTTACGTTGTAGCGTGTAACGTTATTCGTGCTACTTGGGTTATTCTTTTCAAGTATGTAAGTTGGCGTTGCAGGAAAAGTAGATGTTAAACTAATAAACAATTCTACCTTTGAACCTGTTTGCCCTGCTTCATTTACTTGAACTAAAAACGGCGTTCTTGCGTACATTTTCTTTTATTGCTATGTCAATAATATTACTGACGGTTAATACATAGGGGTTAATTAATTCAGTTGGTAATTTCTTAAGTTTCGTTTCGATTGCATCGCTAAAGAATTTTGAGGGTTTAATACCTTTGTTATAAATCGAACGTGCAATAATAAATTGAAGCGTTTTTCTCGGTAATAATTTGCCCTTTGCATCTCGTGGCGCAATCCCTCTTCTTACTATCCACTTATCCAATGCGCTCGGCGGTGGCATTTTATCACGAAACGAAAACCTACTACCTTGATTTTTCTTTTTTCCGTTTACCCCTTGGTCTTGAAAGAACCCGTAATCTTCCATTTGAAATCCGATGCGAATAGAATTTGGGTAAACCTTACTTTCGCCTTTAATCGAATTATAAAGTTTCTTAGAAGCGTTCTTTTTACGTTTCGTTAAATTCGTTCTTGCTTGTTTAACAACGCCGTCAACAAACTTTTGTAGTGCTTTTGCTCTTTCGTCTTGACTCATTTCGTTAAGCGTTTAAATTCTCGTTGCTGTAAGTCATCGCTTTGTTTCGTAAACGTGAGAAAAGTAAGGCATTTTCTGAGTCCCAATTTGGTGATTTCATCGAATCTTGTAATGTTTCCTTGAGCGAGGACATGTAGGCTTCCATACCACCCCCACTGCTTTCCAAATTGAGTTCTTTCGCTAAGTGAGTTTTCATTTCCCGCGTTGTCTCCGTCTCCAAAAATGTCAGGGTAGCTTGCAATAAGTCTTTTTCTAAAGTCCAAAAAAAAACATTCGCACCCTTAACGATTTGTAACGGTGCAAACTTCATTAAATCGCTGTATTCATCACTACCTTTGTATTCGTGAATAGAATAACGGTCTTTAAAAGTTTCTTTAATAGGTCGATACATAACCGCCATTGCTTTGTGAAAAGTAGAAACGTCTTGCAAGTATTTCTCTAAATCCACGTACTCCCCGAAACTAATTTCTTCTAAATTTGGAATAAAACCGAACTCCAAATCTTTAATTTTAAATCGTTGTTGAAACGTTCCTTCTGCTTCTAATGTTTTTGTAAGTGAAATTATTAGTTCGGTTAAATCAGTCATTCGCATTTTAGCGATTGATTTCAATTCTAAACCCGTGAAACATTGCACCATTTGCTCCATCAAAAAATCTTCGTCGTCACTATTTTGAGAAACGTTAACGAATTTTTGATAGGCACTAAGTGGTATTTCTGCAATCGATGTCGGTATGTTTATTTCAAGTCTCATACCTATTAAACTACAAAGTCTAATAAATGTTGTAAACGCCTTTATTCGTGCTTATGGATTCCATTTCGTGGTAGCGAAGTGCGTCAATTGCGTGGTCGTTTCCACCTTGCGGTTTATTAGTTGTTTTTCCTGTTCTATCAACGTCCCAACAATAACCACGAAGTTCTTTAATTAGATTTGTGCTATCCGAAGTTACTAAGTATTCTTGTTGTTGCATTATGTCAATTCCATAATTAATTGAATCCTTGCCTTTTGTTGCTGGATAAATTTGTAAACCCCTGCGTCTTATTTCTTCAATGCTTTTCGGTTCTGCACTATCCGCATAAATTACCGCATCTTTAGGTAGTGCGTTTGCGATATCGCCGTTAACCATTCCAGTACGATAAAACAATTCTTTAACAATTCGCTTGTCGTTCCACTTGTAAACTGCAATCGCACTTGTCGGGTCGTTGGTATATCCGAAGTCTAATCCAATCCCTAATAAACGGGCTTCGTTTGGAATAGTATCTATTGTTTGCCAGTTGCTGAATACAACCCCTTGTAAGTTTCCGATTTGACCTTCGCCATAAACACGCCACCAATTCGCCCAATAGTTTGACGTTTTGGCTTTCTCTTTTTTAATCATTAAATCTTCCAAAGTTTCCTTTGAAATACCCTCGTTATCTAAATAAGTAAGTAGTAAAAATTCTGCGTTGTGCTGTGGTAATATTTCGGTATGCACCCAAAATTCGTTGTCAGGATTGAAGTCGATATACGTTTCAGAACTCCTAATCATCAACGCATCTGCAATTATAAAAGGAATATGATTTGCTTCGTTAAGGAATAAAATGTCACGCTTACCACTTGCTTTTGCTTTACCGTCGCTATCAAACGATTTAAACTGCATTCGTGATCCATTTGTAAAAGTGTAGATTAGTGCTGAAGCGTTCCAATTGTTTTCAATCCACCGATTAGTTTCAACCATTATCGTTTTGAAAATATCTAATGCTCCCTCTTTAACGGCAGGTAAAGTTTCAGCAACAACGGTTATTTTAATTCGTTGTTCTTTGATTGCCCTATTGATTAGAATAGGAATTATTGCGTATGTTTTCCCTGCATTCGTGCCTCCTTGAATAACACGAATTCGGGATTGCATTTTAAGTATTTTGTTGACTGCTGTCGTTCTCTTGAACATATTGGTCGAATACTTTTTTAAGTTCACTAATCCTATCTAATAAGCAACTCCCACAATTAGTAAATTCAGCGTTTTTGTTAAACGTACTTGTATAAATTTGGTTTAATCTATATTGAACTGTTGGAACAACCGAACCCCTTGTAACTTCAAAAAATTCTTTTAGAAAGTTGTAATCTGCTTCGCTTAAACAATTGGGTTTTGAATAAGGGAATAGTTTGTTTAACGCTTCCAAACGTTGTTGACAACCACAATCTTCACCTGCTACAAATTTAACAAGTGCTTTGATTCCCGTTGCTGTTGTGATTTGGTCGATTGTATCTCCTAATCCTTGTGCTTTTTTTCGTGCCATTATATCAATTCTAAATCGTTGTTTATTAAATCTAAATAGTCATCTCCACAATTTACTCTAATCTTTTCTTTACATTCTCCTATCACTTCAAATATTGAACGTAAGCTAATATCCGTTCCGTTGGCAATATCTCTCATTGAATGGTTGCCCGTAAGATACAAACGAAACAGTGTTTGGTCGTAACTGTGCCACTTGTTTATTTCGTTGTTTATCTTCGCTCTAAACCTATTTTGTGCTTCGTAAAATTCGCTATTATCAACATCTGCAATTTCCAAAGGTAAATTATTTATTTTAGATATTTGCTTTTTTGCCTTTAGAAAATTTAAGAATATAGATTTAAGGGTTAAGTGAATGAAGTATTGATTTATTTTTCCGTCAACAATTATATCTTCTGGTCGCTTGTTTCGGTCTAATCGCAAGTACATTTCCTGCACCAAATCCTCAGCGTAAAAATACTCGCCAAACTTGTTAATCGTTCGGACGTAATCTTTGTGATGTTTAGCTATTTCGCCTAACCATTCCATTTATTCATCGGGAAATAAAGGTTGCTCGATAATCGTGTTTTGTACGTTTTCTGTTAAGCCAGTAATTCTGTTACCCATATTTGCGTTAAAGAAACCTAATAAAGAACCAGTAATTATATTATCGTCTCTATCTGCCTTTATGTGCGTAACGATACCCAAGAACTCGTCTCCAAAATCATAAGTTCCGTCAAAATATTGGTGGATATATTTATCGTATTTTTCTTTATACCAAACAAAAAAACCTTTTTCATTATAAGGCATTGGTGGTATATCTTCAACACGTTCTGCATCTTTACCAACGTATTGAACTTTAACCCATTTTCTACCTTCAGAATTTTTATGCTCTTTGTATTCTTTCCACGCATTAAAAAGTTCTTCGGGTGTCTTAAATATTCTTGTGGGATGTGGTTTTTTCATTCTATCGGTATTAATTTCTGTATTTCAGTCTGGAACGTTTCAAAGCTACGACAAATAATATAAGTAAATCCTAACTTCAAAACTGCATCTTCAAATTCTTTTTGATTTGGTGACTGTGTTCCTTTTTCGGTTTTCATTTCAACAAAGATAGTTTTTCCATTTGGCATTAACAAAATTAAATCCGCAACTCCTGCCATCATTCCAGTAGCTTTTTTATAGGATTGTTCTTTAACGTCCTTTCCACTATTTGGAACTGAAAATAATAAGTAACGTGGATTGTGTGTTTTCAATCCGTAATTGTTTCTAAACCAAATTACACATTTTTGTTGTATTACATCTTCAGGGGTCATAAGTTTTTCATTTGTATTATTCGTTCTGCCCATTTATAATGGTACTTCATTAATCTTCCGTATTCTTTATAATCATTTGCTGTTTTCAAATAGTGGTAAATCCATTGTTTCGCGTAACCTTTCGCTTTCTGAATTTTAATCAAATCAATAATGCTCGCTGTTTTTGCCATTTGCATTATTTGTGGACCAGGTAATAATTCAAGTCGCGCTATTTCTTTGGCTTCTTTTTCCTTTTGGCTTGGCTCAAATTCGTAACCGCATTCAGGACATTGCATAATTCGCGCTGGCATCAAATACGCGCATTCGGGACATTCTTTAATTGGTGCAACTCCTTCCTTTTTTTCTTTTTTCTTCAAAGTCCAACTTCGCGGAAATTCCCAATAGTTGTGACGCTTAACATTGTTTCCAAAATCTAATAAAGTAAAAGAACTTTTACTATCCGTAACACGTGAACCGCGCCCGACCATTTGCAAGAATAAAGGCAGTGATTTTGTCGCGCGGTAAAGAATAACTACTTGAATATTTGGCACATCAAAACCAGTTGTTAAAATTCCATAGTTTGAAATTATTGCGTTTTCAGTTTCAGTAAACCACTTAACAACTTCTTCGCGGTCATTCATATAGCAATCAACGTGTTTTATCGGTAAACCTTTGTTTTGCCAATCCTTTACAAGTTCTAAACTACTTTGAATATTTGGCGCAAATATTATAGCTTTTTGATTTGGTGCAATGCGTGTGTAATTTTCATAAACTCCGTGGTAAAGTTGTATTTCTGAAAATTTATCTGCCATACTTTTTTCATCGTAATCACCGCCTTTTGTTTTTACGCTCGATAAATCAACTTTTACTCCATACGTTTTGCAACTTGACAATTTGCCCTTTTCGATTAAATCGGGCGTGTCTATTACTTGAATAATGTCATCGTAAAACAATTCCAAACTTTCTTGTTTTCCTTCGCGGTGTGGTGTTGCTGTTGCACCAATTACATAAGTGCGTTCTGAAACATATTTAAAAATGTAATCAAATGAAGATTTATGCGCTTCGTCAATAATTATCAAATCCAACTCTAAAAACAAATCCAAATATTCTTGCTTGTGTATTCGTCTTTGAATAGTTTGCGACATTGCTACAAACAAATTACCCGTTAATTTATCTTTTGAGTTTGGTTTTATTTCTTTAGCGTGTAAACCCATTTTTATAAGTGAACCGCTACTTTGAGAAAACAACTCTTTTCGGTCGGTCAAAATCAAAATCTTTTTATTTCGTTCAAACGCTTGTTTTGTCATAAACGAAAACATAACCGTTTTTCCGCTTCCAGTTGCTGAACACAAAACTATCTTTTTTTTGCCTTGTGCAAATGAGCGTTTAATTTCTGAAATGTATTGCTCTTGATAATCGTATAAGTTTATCATAATATTTCAGGATTAAATTTTCTACGTTGAACCCAATATTTTTGTGCCTTGTCGCGGTGTTTTGGTGTTCCAAATAAATTACGTAATTCACTACCAAATTTCTTCATTGACATTATTCGCTGTTTGGTATTTATTTCAATAATATCTTTTATTTCGGTTGCTGTTAAAAATTCGCCTTGGTCAACAACTAATTTAAAAAACTTGTTTATCAACTCGCGTTCAAAAGCTATGTTTTCAAATTCGCGCGAAACTTCATTTAAAATCTGAAATTCTGTTTCTTCTAATTGGTACGCTTCGCCACTTGCATAAGCGCGCACCAACTCCATAAACAATTCATCTTTATCAATAGAATTATATAAATCGTGATTTATTGACTTTACATTTATAGGTAAAATCCTTGTGTTACCAGTGCTATCATTTATGAGTTGAGGGTCATTTGAAGTTCCTGCTAAAATTGCTAAACGCTTATAATCTTGGTTATGCCTACCATAAGACGCGCGCAAAGAAAAGTAATTTTTTGAGGTCAACTCTTTAAATCGCTTTTCGTCTTGCTTTGATTTACCTCCCATTTCGTCATCAACAACAATCAATTTTTCACACATCAAAAGTTCATCATCTTTTCCACGATCCAAATTAGATTCCCCATAATATGCTTGTAGTGATGCAGGTAATAATCTTCTAAACCATTCCGTTTTTCCAGTATTTTGACCACCTGTTAACGCAAGTACATATCTAACGGGGTGACCATAAACGCAAGCTATAATTCCTATTAACCATTTACGAATAAAACGGTTTTTAATATGCGTTTCACTTTCAATTGTTTGACAAATTAAATCAATATTACCGCCCGAAATTTTATGTTTATTATTTTCAATGTAAAGTAAAAACGGGTTGTAATCCGTTACCGCTTTACTTTCAATAATTCTATTAACCAAATCAAAAGTTATTGCCGTATCGTCAAAAGTCATTCTGCAATCTAAAAACAAAGTATTTGAATCTTTATCGGTCATAGGTTTACCGTTCAATTCATTCTTTCGAGTAATTACATTGTATTTAATGCTGTACTTTTTTATGACATAATTTGTCACATTTATAATAATGTTTTCCGCGCTGGATTCGTGACGAATATCTAAATCGTTTCGCGAATAAACCTCATTAACTATCTCTTGCGCTTCACTTTCTGCAATACCTCTTTCAATTGCTAACTCTTTAACCGCTTCAATTATTGGGGTATTCATTCTTTTATTCAATTTCACTTTTGAAATTGCTTTATCTGAATTGTATTGACTTAAATCAACTCCTGCTTGTTTCAGATAATAGTAAAAAGTACCAACGGTTATGCCAAAATTATTACGTCTTAATGCAATATCGTATTGTTTTTCGGCTTGTTCAGAATTATATTTTTCAGATAGTGAGGAAATTTTATGAAAGTATGCGCGTCCATCTTCGCTAAAACCCGTTGCAAGCGCAAAAGATAAATTCAAATAATCTGAATAATTATCAACTACTGAAATGTTAACTTGGTTTACAAGTTCACCAATATCCCCCTTAGGAATTAATATTGATAAATTAGGTGGTAATTTTTTCTTTTCGGTTTTGGTTTTTAGCTTCTTTGATTTAGGATTCAAAAACAAATTTTCGTCAAAAGAAACAAATCGCGCTGAAGCTACGTTTTTTGGTGCTGGGTCAACTGTAATTCCAAAACTTTCAAAGTAATGTTCTGCTAAAAAATTATAGCTTTCTTTATGCTTTAACGGGTCACATTTACAAATTACTGCGATTCCATTTCCTCCAGTTGAAATAAAAGAAGCATAAGTGTATTCGTCTTGGTCTATTCGTGTCCTATCTGAATAATTATCAACATCAATACAAATAAAACCGCTATGTTTTTCAAGTTTTGATTCTGAACGTTCGTAAAATGTACCTCCAATAGTTACGGCTGGTAAAGTTTTCTTGTGTAACTTTTTTCTTTCAGTATCATTTTCTGAACGAATCAAAGAAACTTGGTCTTTCCAATAACCATTTTTAATGCGTTCTAAAAACTCATCAATAGTAGTTCTTTCAATGTCTTTTTTTACGTGGTTGACTCCACTCCAATAGGATATAAACATAAGATACGTTTTTAACTCACGTTGTAAATAAAAAATAAGTGCAGTGGGAACGTGAACCCTTTGCATTTGACCGCTAAATCAAAACTGCACTTTGCAAATATAATAATAATTTCTAAAACAAAGGTAGGTATAGGTAAAACATAGGTAAAAATATTTTAAAAAGTCAATAGTGGTGTGGCTTTGCAAAGGATAGTATAAGATAAAAGGTAAAATTTTATAATATAACAAGAGTAATAAAAATATATTTTAGAAAATAAAAAATAAAATTGTTTTATAATATCTCTATACGTTTTAGTTGTTTTACCTATGCATCCTTTGCAAACCCAATAAAATCAATGGTTTTTGTGCATAGGTAAAAAACAAAACAAAGGTAAACCCATAAAAAAACCCCTACAACTAAATGCAGGGGTCAATTAATTTGGATTGTGTTACTTAAATTTAACCATTAAACTATCTTTATTGTAGCTAATCGATACCTTTGGCACTTCAACCCCCTCATCATCATAAATGGTTGATTTCTGGGCTACCTTTAACAATTCCTCACGTGCTTTCAATTGTGCTTGCAAGTTGTTGTAAAGTAAATCTTCTGAATAGTTTAGTTTCTTTGCTCCGTCTTTTCGTGTAAATTCAACGTTTCCGAAAGTAAAAGTTTTAGCGGTGTACTTTTCTGCTTCATCCCGTGCTAATTCGTCAATCTTTACCTTTGCTTCCTTGAATAGCTTTTCCAACTTGTTGAATGAAGCGAACGCATCTAAGGGGTTTACTACTCCAGCTTCAACCGCTTGTACTATTGCGTTAATACCTTGCGTTGTTTTTTCGATTACGTTCGGCTGTGCTGTTTGGTAATCGTGTTCTTTTGCTTGGAGGTCAATATCGACCTGTTCTAAATGTTCCATATTTATTTATTTTTAGGGGTTAAAATCCGTATTCGTTTTCTTGTTCGTATTCTTTAAATTGTACTTCTTGAAAGTTATCTAATATTCCAGAACTTCGGCTAACTGTTGGCGCTACGTTTTTAGCTACCAAAGTTTCATAATATAGGATAATTTCAGTAATTCCGACGTAAGGTAAAACTTTACCATCTATTAAGTTAGTAAATCTTTCACGTGTTTTTTTAAGTGCTTCTGCTCGTGTCATAACTTGTTTTTAGCTCGTAAATAATTCAAATATAATTCAATATTAAAGTGTCCTCGATTATTCCAGAACGCTTCGATGTCTGCTAAATTCATTTTTTAAGGTTTAAAAGTTCAATTGATTGTGTTCCTGTGAATATAAATACTTCCTTAGCTTGTTCAACTGTTTTCTTGCCGTCTAATATTGCTTTCTTAACAACTTCAAAAGTTTTGTCGTCGCATTCTTTTTTCTGCGCTTTAACTGGCTGTGATGCTTGTTGCCCATCGTCATCTATTGCTTGTAAAGTCAAAAGGCTTGACAAAGTATAACGACGAAAGTAGGTAATTTGACTACCGAGTGCTTGGGCTGTAAGTCCTTGGGTTAAATCAATGTAGCTTTCAATTGAGT